GGCGGCGGCGGGCGCAGCCGCCACGGCGATGTTCTTCGACCTGAAGGCCGACGCCGCCTCGGGCATGCAGAGCGCCATCGAGAGCGTCGTGGCTTTCGGCAACACGGCGGCGAACACCTTCGAAGGCACCTACGAGGCGATCAAGGCGATCTGGGGTCTGCTGCCCGCCGCCATCGGCGATCTGGCCTTCCAGGCGGCCAACAGCCTCGTCGACGGCGTCGAGGCGATGCTGAACGGCGTGGTCTCGCGCATCAACGGCTTCATCGGCGGCATCAACCAGGGGCTCGAGGCCCTCGGGTCGGAGCGGCGCATCTCGCTGGTGCCGGATCTTGATCTCGGCGAGATCGAGAACCGTTTCGAGGGCGCGGCCAGTGCGGCCACGACAGCAGCGCAGGCGGCGTTCGACCGGGCCTTCGAGGACAACCCGCTCGCCGCGCCTGATCTCGGTCTGACCGAGGCGGCGAACCGCGCGCTCGAATCCGCGAACCTCTATCGCGGTGCCGCACGCGATCTGGCCGAAGGCGCCCGCGCGCCCCTCGAAAGCTGGCAGGCGCTTCGCGATGCCGTGCGCGGGACCGATGAGGCCAGTGCCGATGCGCTGACCGAGGCGACTGGCGCGGCCGAGCGGTTGGAGACGGCGCTCGGCGATGCCGGCCGCGCCGCGACGGATGCAGGCGCGGCGGCCGGGGCTGCCGCTGCTGCGGCGGAACCCACGACTGAGGCGGCAGTCACCGGCTGGCGGGCGGTCACGGCCGCGCTGTCGGACTACGCAAGCAAGGCGCGCGAGATCGGCGGCGACATCGGCCAGAGCCTCGTCGGCGCCTTCCAGTCGGCCGAGAACGCCGTTGGCGATTTCGTCCGGACCGGGAAGCTGAACTTCCGCGATCTCGTCACCTCGCTGCTGGCCGATCTCGCCCAGCTGGCGGCGCGCCGCTTCATCCTCGGGCCGATCGCCAATGCGCTCTCCGGCGTGTTCTCCGGTGCGGGCGTTCGCGGGGCTTACGCGGCCCCACTGGGGCCACGGTCCCCGCTCACCTACGCCAACGTCCTGCATGCGGGCGGCATGGTCGGCTCGGCGTTCGGCGGGGAATCGCCCCACTGGGGCGATTCCCATTCCGCCTCACCCTCGCGGATGGTCCCGGCCATGGCCTTCGCCGCCGCGCCCCGGATGCATGGCGGCGGCATGGCGGGGCTACGCCACGACGAGGTGCCCGCGATCCTGCAACGCGGGGAACGCGTGCTGTCGCGGCGCGAGGCGCAGAGCTACGGCGCGGGCGGCGGCGTCAACGTCACCATCATGGCCCGCGACGCCGAGAGCTTCCGGCAGTCGCGCACGCAGGTCGCGGCGGACATCGCCCGCGCCGTGTCGCTAGGCCGGAGGGGCATGTGATGGCGTTTCACGAGGTGCGGTTTCCCGACAACATCAGCCGAGGCGCGCGGGGTGGCCCGGAACGGCGCACCCAGATCGTCGAGCTTGCCTCCGGCGACGAGGAGCGCAACGCAAGCTGGGCGAACTCCCGTCGGCGCTACGACGTCGCCTATGGCATCCGCCGCGCCGACGATCTGGCGACGGTCGTCGCCTTCTTCGAGGCGCGCAACGGCCGCTTGCATGGTTTCCGGTTCAAGGACTGGGGTGACCACAAGTCCTGCCTGCCGTCAGCCACGCCGGCGCCGACCGACCAGGCGATAGGCACTGGCGACGGCGCCACAACCGCCTTCCAACTGGTGAAGCACTACGCTTCGGGAAGCCAAGTGTGGGTGCGGACGATCACCAAGCCGGTCGCCGGCACGGTCGGAATCGCGCTCGATGGCGCGGAGCAGCTCGGCGGCTGGTCCGTCGATACAACAACCGGCGTCGTGACCTTCGACAGCGCGCCGGCTGAGGGCGTCGCCATGACCGCGGGCTTCGAGTTCGACGTGCCGGTCCGCTTCGACACCGACGTGCTCGACGTGACGCTCGACCTCGAGCGACTCGGCTCGATCACCTCCATTCCGCTGCTGGAACTGCGCCGATGAAGACCCTCGATCCCGCGCTGCAGGCCCATCTCGACGAGGGCACGACCACGCTCGCCTGGTGCTGGCGGATCACGCGGGCGGATGGCGTCACTTTCGGCTTCACCGATCATGACCGGACGCTGAGCTTCGATGGCACGGACTTCGAGCCGGAGAGCGGGCTGACCGCCTCCGAGGTTCGCTCCGGCTCCGACCTGTCGGTGGATGCGCAGGACGCCGAAGGCGTGCTGACCTCAGACCGCATCACCGAGACCGACATCCTGGACGGCCGCTGGGACAACGCGGCGGTCGAGGTCTGGCGGGTGAACTGGGCCGATACGGGCCAGCGCGTGCTGATGCGCCGGGGCGCCATCGGCCAGATCCGGCGCGGGCGGCTGGCCTTCGTCGCCGAGGTCCGCTCGCTCGCGCATGTGCTGGGCCAGACGGTCGGACGGACCTTCCAGGCGACCTGTGACGCCGCGCTGGGGGATGCGCGCTGCGGCGTCGATCTGGAGAACACGGCGTTCAAGGGCACGGGCGCGGTGATCGACGTTCTGCGCGACAGGGCGTTCACCGCCTCGGGGCTGGGCGCATTCACCTCCGGCTGGTTCACCTTTGGGACACTCGAATGGACCAGCGGCGCGAACGCGGGTCGGCGCACCGAGGTGCTGGGCCATGACGTCACGGACGACGTGGCGATCCTGACGCTGCTCGAACCGCCAGTCCAGGCGATCGCCGAGGGTGACGGCTTCACCATCCGCGCGGGCTGCGACAAGCGCATGGAGACCTGCGGGGCGAAGTTCGCCAACACCGCCAATTTCCGCGGCTTCCCGCATATCCCTGGCCAGGACGCGGTGCTTCGCTACGCCACCAAGGATGGCGGGCACGAGGGAGGAGTGCTGTGACCAACGTCGTTTCCAGCGGAAACGACGGGCGGCAGTGCATCGCATCGCGATGCACGAGAGCCACCGCCGATCCCACGCGCGTCATCGCCACTGCGCGGTCGTGGCTCGGCACGCCGTACCACGACCAGGCCAGCCTTCGGGGCGTCGGCTGCGATTGCCTTGGTCTCGCCCGGGGCGTCTGGCGCGAGGTCGTCGGCCCCGAGCCGTTCCCGATCCCGCCCTATAGCCGGGACTGGGGCGAGACCGGCCGGCGCGAGGTGCTGGCCGATGGTGCCCGGCGGATGATGATCGAGGTCGCGCCCGCCGAGGCCGGTCCGGGCGCGCTGGTCCTCTTTCGCATGAAGCCCCGCGCCATCGCCAAGCATGTCGGGATCCTCACTGGGCCCGATACCTTTCTGCATGCCTACGAACGGCTCGGCGTGATCGAGGAACCGCTCACCCCATCCTGGCGGCGGCGCATCGCCTTCGCCTTCCTGTTCCCGCAACGCTGAGACCCGAACATGGCCACCCTCGTTCTCGGTGCCGCAGGCGCTGCCATTGGCGGCAGCATCGGTGGCGCGATCCTCGGCGTCAGCGCCGCGACCATCGGCGGCTTCATCGGCTCCAGCATCGGCTCCGTGGTCGACAGCTGGATCATCTCGTCGCTGGCGCCCACGCAGCGCATCGAAGGCGCGCGGCTCGACACGCTGCGCATCACGTCGGCCACCGAAGGGGCGGTGATCCCGCGGCTCTATGGCCGGATGCGGATGGGCGGCAACATCATCTGGGCGACGGATTTCCGCGAGGAAACCAAGACCACCACGCAGGGCGGCGGCAAGGGCGGCGGGGGCGGCAAGGTCAAGACGACCGAGTATCTGTACTACGCCAGCTTCGCCGTGGCGCTCTGCGAGGGCCCGATCACCGGCATCGGCCGCATCTGGGCCGACGGCAAGCCGATGGACCGCTCCGGCGTCACCTGGCGCTGGTATCCGGGCGACGAGGCGCAGACGGCCGATCCGTTCATCGCGGCCAGGATGGGCGCGGCCAGCACCCCCGCCTATCGTGGCACGGCCTATGTGGTCTTCGAGGAACTGGCGCTCTCGACCTACGGCAACCGCCTACCGCAGCTGTCCTTCGAGGTGTTCCGGCCGCTGGCCGATCCCGACACCGCCGAAGGGCTGACCCGCGCCGTCACCATGATCCCGGCCTCAGGCGAGTTCACCTACGCGACGCAGGCGATCCGCAAGACCGATGGCGGCGCGACGGTGCCGGAAAACCTGAACGCTCTGGCCGACTCCACCGACATGGTGGAAGCGCTCGACCGGCTGCAAGCGATGGCGCCGGCGATCGAGAGCGTCAGCCTCGTCGTCGCCTGGTTCGGCGACGATCTGCGCGCGGGATCCTGCAAGGTGCGGCCGGGCGTCGAGGTCTCGGCCAAATCCACCACGCCCGCCAGCTGGTCGGTGAACGGAGTGAGCCGCGCAAGCGCCTTCCTCGTCAGCCGCGACGATCAGGACCGCCCGGTCTATGGCGGCACGCCGTCCGACTTCGCCGTGGTGCAGGCGATCCAGGAGATGAAGGCGCGCGGGCTGCGCGTCACCTTCTATCCCTTCATCCTGATGGACGTGCCGCCCGGCAACACGCTGCCGAACCCGTATTCCGACAACGCCGCCGAGACGGGGCAGCCCGCATTCCCCTGGCGGGGGCGGATCACCTGTTCGCCTGCAGCGGGGTTCGACGGGACCGTGGACAAGACCGCCACGGCCGCAAGCCAGGTCGCGGCGCTGTTTGGCGCGGCCACGCCCGCCAGCTTCAGCGTCTCCGGCGAGAGCGTCAGCTGGACCGGGCCATCCGGCGACTGGGGCCTGCGGCGCATGGTGTTGCACTACGCCCATCTCTGCGCAGCGGCGGGCGGGGTCGACGCCTTCCTGATCGGCACTGAGATGCCGGGGCTGACGACGATCCGCTCGGGCGCGTCCACCTATCCGGCGGTGCAGTCGTATCGGGATCTGCTCGCCGATGTGCGCTCGATCCTCGGGTTCGGGACGAAGATCGGCTATGCGGCCGACTGGTCAGAGTATTTCGGGCACCAGCCGGGCGATGGTTCGGGCGACGTGTACTTCCACCTCGACCCGCTCTGGGCCGATCCGGAGATCGATTTCGTTGGAATCGACAATTACATGCCGCTGTCGGACTGGCGGGATGGCTTCGAACATGCCGACGCGGCCGAGGGCTGGCCCGCGATCTACGACCGGGCCTATCTGCAGGCCAACATCGCGGGCGGCGAAGGCTTCGACTGGTTCTATGCCAGCGCCGCTAATCGCTCCGCGCAGGTGCGCACTCCGATCACCGACGGCAGCGCAGGCAAGCCGTGGGTCTTCCGCTACAAGGATCTGTGTGCCTGGTGGTCCAACCCGCATTACGACCGCCCGGGCGGGGTGGAGAGCGGCACGCCGACGGCATGGGCGCCGGAGTCGAAGCCGATCTGGTTCACCGAGCTGGGCTGCCCCGCCATCGACCGGGGCACCAACCAGCCGAACGTCTTCTTCGACCCGAAGTCGTCCGAGAGCTTCACGCCGCATTTCTCGCGGGGCTGGCGGGACGACGCAATCCAGCGGGCCTATCTCGAGGCGACGTATCTCTGGTGGGGCGACGCCGCGAACAACCCGACGTCGATCGTCTACGGTGGCCGGATGGTGCATGTTCCCGAATGCGCCGCCTGGACCTGGGACGCACGGCCCTATCCCTTCTTTCCGGCGCTGACCGATGTCTGGACGGACGGGGCGAACTGGCGGCTCGGGCACTGGCTGACCGGTCGGCTCGGGGCGGTGTCGCTGGCCGCACTGGTCCGCCATCTCTGCCAGCGGGCGGGGTTCCCCGAGGACCGGATCGACGTCACCGGCCTCTGGGGCGCGGTGGAGGGCTACGCCATCACGGCGCTGGAAAGCCCGCGCGCCTCGATCACTACGCTGTCGCGCCACTTCGGCTTCGACGCGGTTGAGACCGAGGG